AGAAGATCTAATAAGGTCACTTGAAGCCGAAGCAGCAAAAAGTATAGCAGAATTACGCAGTGCTCAAAGTGATCTAGACAAGGTTCATAGTAGATTAAGATTTATTATAACAGTTATACATATCGTAAAGGACAGATTAGAAGATGAACATAGACAAATTCAAAACCAAAAGTGATCTAATAGAAATACGCTTAGACACAGATGAAATTAAAGAAAAATATGGCGATGATATTATTTTTTACACTCAAAGTCATCCTAAATTAACAACATATTTTAACTTTTTTGAAAGCAGACTAAATGGCGACTATGAAAAGTTGGAAGGTATAGTGCGTTCATTGATATTAGATAAACAAGGCAAACCTGCTCTCAAAGATGACGAAACATTGCCTCCAGATATTTTTACTCAAGTTATTTTAAGTCTTGGTGAACAATTGGGAAAGTCAACCAGCAGAGCATCGACCTCCATAGTTGGAGAACTACAGAAATGATTGTTATAGGTCGTATGGCTGAAAGGTATCACATGCTACCACATCAAATAGCAGAATTAGCCACGACCTATGATTATATTATTCAAGATGTTCTGCACAGTTATGATGAATATCAATCTAAGGCCAAACAGGGTGGGGATTTAAACACATTGGTTAAAACAGAAGATCTACAAAGTATCATGGAGCGTACTCGTGGCTAAAAACTCTTTGGCAAGGTTAAAGCAAATAGAAACTGCTCTAACTCCTCAACATTTGATAGATCAGGCCTATCCTGTATTTGTAAAAAACACACCAATTGACACGGGAAATGCTCGTCGCAGAACAGAAAAACATCAGGATTCAATCATAGCAAATTATTCTTATGCTCAAGTTTTAGAAAAGGGCAGAAGTTATCGTGACGGGCAAATGCGAGGCAGTAATCAAGCACCTAAAGGTATGAGTAGTCCAACCATTGACTTCATCCGTCAATATATTCAAAGAAAATTAGGAAGGTAATATGGCCAATACCATAGATAATTTTACGCTTAAGGTCAGTGTTGATGGCACAGCACAGGTTAAGACTGCTACACAAGATATAAAAAACTTTGATGCTGCTGCTCAAACCAGTGCTAAAAATCTAAACAATACTGCCAATAGTATTAGAAATGTTGGTTTCCAAGTTCAAGACTTTACTGTTCAGGTCAGCAATGGAACCAGTGCTATTACGGCCCTAAGTCAACAATTACCACAACTTTTAAGTAATTTTGGCACCATTGGTGTATATCTTGGTATTGCTGCTGCTGCCATTCCTCTCGTGGTTGCTGGTTTCAAACTACTAGGTGGTGATAGTAGAGATCTTAATGAACGCATTAAAGATTTAACAGATAGCACCAAGGCCTTTGTTGATGCGCAAAAACAAAATCAACCTACTCTTAAAGGATTAGGCAATGAATATGGAAGTCTAACTGCTGCGGCCAAAGAATTTTTTCAAATTCAACAAGATTTATTAAAAGTTAAAGCAGATTTTGAATTAACCAGTGCTATCAGCAAACTGAAAAGTGAATTTGCAATATTCAGCCCTGATGTTAAAAAATTAGAAGAAGAATTAGGTAAAATTGGATCAGGATATGTTGTTGGTGGTTTAGATGGCATAGCAACGGCATTTAAGAGAATGAATCTCGGTCTTAATGCTGAACAGGCCAAATATGTAGCAGATCAGTTAAAGAATATTGATCCTAAGAATGCCGAAGCCACTGCTAATACATTTAATGATATATTAACTTATCTAAAAGAAACTGGTGCCGAAGGGGATAAGTTTTTAAAATTCTGGAATGAAACTGTTCAGCCTATTATTACATTAAATCAGCAGATACTTACATTAAATCAAAATGTAAAAGCCAGCGCAGAAGCAGCCAGTGCTTTTAATGCTGAAATGCTTAAACTTCAAACCAGTTTTATTCCTAAAATTGGTGATGCTAAACGTGCTAATGATCAAATTACATCCATAAGATTAGAAGGTGCTCTTAAGATTGCTGAGTTTGAAAGGCAGATTAATGAACAAAGTCAAAAAGATCAAGTTGATCGTTCAGCAGAAATAGCAGCCTTTAGAGCCAAAACCGCAGCAGAAATAGCCAATGCTGAAAAAGATATTGCCAAACAGCAATTCGAAACATTCCGTGGTGTTTATCTAACTGCTGATGCCAAAGGCCGTCAAGTTGAACTTGAAGGTCAAATATTAGATATTCAAGAAAAAGGTCGTTATAATCTTCAATATGAAACACAATTAGAAATTGATCGATTACGCAATCTACGTGATTATGAATCAACTATGTTGAATATTCAAGAGATGCGTCGCAAGAATACCATTACTGAAGCACAGGCAGCATCACTTCAACGTGAAGCAGAATTAACACAGAGAAGAGCAAATGAAAATGCTGAAGTTAATCGCCAGCGTCGTATTAATGATGCCAAGGATGCTCAAACTGCTGCTATGTTAGAACTACAAACCCGTTCAATCGGCATTGACAATGAACGTGAATTGTTGCGTATTCGTCAAGACATGCGCAATGCCTATCCAGAAGACATTGACTCAGCAGTTAGAATTGCTCAACTCAAAGCACAACAAGTTGAATATGAACGCCGTATTAATGAAGAAGTTAGACTGGGTAAAATTACACAAACTGATGCTGCTGATCGCATAGCACAGGCCAATAATAATTTACAACAAAGTATAAGTTTAGAACGTGAAAGAAACGCCGAAGCCAGTCGTTATAGAACCTTAACATTTGATGAAGGCATACAAGAAGCACTACAAAAGATGGCTAAAGAAGTTCCTACACCATTTCAAGCAGCAGAAAAATCTGTTAGAACATTGTTTGATGGTATGACTAATGCTCTTGACACGCTGGTAAGAACTGGCAAATTGAATTTTAAACAATTGGCCTTGAGTATTATAGCAGATATTTTAAGAATAAACATGCAGGCCAGTATGAGTCCATTGTTTAATTCATCTGGAACAGGTGGATTTCTAAGTAGTTTATTTAAATTCATTCCTAAAGGTGGTAGTGCAGGCAATATCAGTTATGCTGAAAGTCCATTAGGATTTAGCATTCCAGCATTTGCTGCTGGCGGCATAGTCAATAAACCAACTTTAGGGCTTATAGGTGAGGCTGGTCCGGAAGCAGTTGTTCCACTTAGTCAAATGGGACCAACTGTGGTCAACTATAACATTTCAGCAGTGGACGCATCAAGTTTTCGTGCTCTAGTTGCTCGTGATCCTCAATTTATCTATAACATAACAGAACAAGGACGCCGAAGCACGCCACAAAGGAGATTAAGTCAATGACATATCAGGTAATTTTTAATACGGCCCAAAGCATTGAAATTGATCGCCGTAAGATTGTGGGTCAAACTGTGAGTAGATCAGAACGCATACGCACAGCAGAACGTGACAGTGCTAATGCTTTGAAGTTCACAGTTCAACCCATTGCTCGCTTTCGTTATAGCACAAATAGAGATACTATAGAAAGCATAATGAACTTGGATAGATTTACCGAAGAACAGATTAATATAGCCATGACGGCCAATACCTATTATCTAACACAATATCAAGGACAATTGACCTCAGGCAACTTATCCTCAATGACCATTTCAACCTTTACCAACAATCAGGTCACATTTTCCAGTTTGCCATCTGTGGCCACTTCCACTGTAGTGTTTAAGGCAGGTGATTGGATACAACCATCATTGAGCAGATATCCTTACATAGTCAGCGAAACTGTTATGCGTGGCAGTGGTAGTTCTATAACAGCCACAGTACATAGATCATTAATTACTTCAGAAGCAACCACAGTGACAGGAGCCTTTCTAGTAGGCACTGCTACCACAGTGAGATTAGTGGCCACACAATTACCCACTGTAAAGTTAGTTCAACGAGATTGGGCTGAATTTACTGGTGATTTTGAATTTGTTGAGAGCATAAGATAATGTCAATCTCAATTCCCGCAGTTCAACAACCACAGATTCGCCATGGTGTGCTCATACGTATCTTGGCCAATGGTGTGAACTATTATGTGTCAAATACCTATGGGCCTGTGACCTATAACAGTAATCTATATCAAGGACTGGGACATTTTTTAGGCATGGATCAAATTCAAGATGATCTGCGTGTGACCAATAATCAAATCAGTCTCAGTTTCAGTGGAATTCCCAAGGTCGCTGAAGATGGTGGCCTTGGTGCCTATAACAGTTATGTGGCCATGATTCTTGATCAAAAGATCAAAGGATCTAAGGTATGGATTTATCGTGCGTTTTTTGATCTGACCACAAATCAATTACTAACAGACAGTGTTAGTCTAAGATTTGCTGGATATATTTCAAACTTTTCAATTGTTGATGGCATTGATCTAGAAGCCCGAGATAATACCAAGACTGTGGTCATTATTTGTTCTAGTGTTATAGGTATTATTGATCGTAAGATTTCAGGTAGAAGGACCAATCAAACAGATCAAAGACTGCTATATCCCACAGATGAATCTATGGATCGTGTGGCAGTGATTTCAAATACCAGTTTTGACTTTGGCAAACCCTATAGC